TATTGCCATAATCTTTAAACGCTAAACACTCAGTGAGGTCTTTGCGAGCCAATAACGCCGCATCCGCTAAGGTCAACACCGCGAGCGTGGGTTTGGTTTCTTCTTTGGGTTTGGGTGATTCTGCCATGACAGTTCCGAAGTAAGGACAAGTGGCAAAAGAATAAATCAGCAAGCACGGTAATACACCTAGGAATGCAGTCCTATGGTATTTTTAGAGGGAGGGCGTTCAAACCAAGCTTTGAACTTCAAATAAAGCCTTTAACTAACGATTAAAGGAAGTTTAACGGGGGTTTAACGGGGGTAAAAACAAAAATCTATGCCAGTGTAGCGCGTTGTCTTTAAAAATGCCTAAAAATAAAAATTATCAGCCAGACCTGCGAGGTTTTTAAAACCTCGCAGGTCTACGCGACTGGAGTCCAAACCCTAGGTTTGTACGATCACACAATCCCAAGATAATCTTCAACTACATCCATCACATCTTTTTCCCAAGTAATCGGCAACTGCTGGCTAGGCATAAACGGACGGGCAGGTATATCACCCCATAAATGACCAAACTGTGCTTTCGACCCGCCGAAGTTCATCATCGCTGCCTGTGGCTCGTTCGTACCAATCTCCACCGCCGTACCACTGAGTTGATACGCAATGGAATTGCGTAACACGCCAGTATCATTTAACGGTGTCGCTGTTAAATACGCATCGGTGAACTTCTTGGTTGTCCGCTTGCCACTCTTAATATAAACCTTACCACCCGCGACCCGCTCAGCGCGATTAAACTTAGTAACAAGCGATAACGGTTTCCACGGCACACCCTCAGGGCTTTTTAAATCTCGAAAGGTCGATCTAATATGCTCATTCAAGGTATGACCAATCGCTTCTAAGGCAGGTTGCAGATGATCTGCTCGAGTTGCTAACTGATTTAACAGCGTTTCAACCGCACGGCTATCAATGGTAATAATCAACTCAGTCATGTTTATTGCCTTTTAATTAGAAAGTGATACACTCAAAACAGATTTAACCCTGATTGGATTGCCGTTATGAATGCCGTTGTACAACCCCAAAAACTAGAAACTGTTTTTGACCATAACATCACCAAAGATGAACTAAGAAAATTATTGTACGGCGATACTGAATCGCTTGAAGAATATACTCAATTTCTTGACCAAGATGGTGCGTATGCAGATATAGCTCAACTACTTCGTTCACGCGGCGATAATGATAAAGCCTTAAAATATATCAGCATGATAACGGATAACGAACTGAGAACACAGTATATGACAACCCCATGCGTTATAGCGGGGCGTTCTTTTGCTGAACAATAATTTTTTGTTTAAATTGCTCTAAAGACACTTTATTAGCCGCATTTAACAATGTCCCAACCCGTTTTGTTTTTAATCCTATCGACAATAAAGCCTTCAATGGCTCAAGTCGCGTAGGTTGGGTTGGTGCTTTTCCAACCCAACATTTACCTCGCAATGTTGGGTTGCAAAAAGACGCAACCCAACCTACAGACTGCCCAGCATTCGGCAATGAATTATTTGTCATACTCAGGTTTAACAAGACTATCATGAATAAAACCATCGTCCCCAACAGAATAGACGCGCATCAAATCATCGCCTCGCATTTCTTTAAGTTCTTTCTGTATTAATAAATCTATCTCGGTATCGTTTGACGATAAGCTCTCCGACTGTTTTTGCAGTATTTCTTGGGGTTGGGTTGTTTCTGTATTCTGCCCAACATTCAGCAATAAAGTCTTGGATTTTTTGTTCTGAGGCATAACCTGATAACTCCTGTTTTAATGTGCCACTTCTTTTTAATTTCAAATAGAGCGATTTAATTTCCTTTTCTTCGCTAAGAAATAACAAATTATCTAGTTGATGACCTAGCTCATGGTCAACAACATATTTCATTGTTCCTGATCCTTGCGCCCAGTATTCAGTCTCTGCTATCTGTTGCATAAGCCTAGCTGCATCAACTTCAAAAACTTCATTAAATGCGATTCCTTTTGCACCATCACGCGGATTAGAGAAAGCAAAACCATTAGGCTTAAGTTTTTTTACATTACGCTTTACAGCCGCAATAGATTCTTCCTCTGTATATCCTTTTGAAATACAGCTAAGCCTCATTTTTTCACATTCAAAATTATATAACTTTTCAATATTAGCTAATTGTGAACCCGTAAACTGCTGATTAATCCGTAATTCAGGAAACTCTTTGACTGTATCAAATAAAGCTTTGTTCCAATCATTAATTAAGGCTATATCGGTAATTTTGCCAAAATCCGCAAAATCAACAATATCGTTATCAACTAGATATTGCTCTGCTTCTTTAACGGTTTTGGCAGGGATAAATTTAGCAGGTTCTAACGGTTTAGCCAGCTCTTTATCCATAGCAGACAACAACACCTTATCTACCTTACCCGCCGTCATCCTATCGGCAATCGCTCGCTCCACGCCAAAGCTCAACACATCCGCATTCATCACATCGACACTGTCCCATGCCTTATCACGCAATGGGTCTTCGGTTGCCGTCTTATAAATACCTTGTCCATTGGCTGATCTGTCCATTGCCTGTTTTTCAGTTAGCGAAATTAACCGACACCGACAGCGATAGACATTACGGCTAAACCAAATCCGTTTCCAGATTGGATCATCAATCTTGCGAATAATACCGTCATTGGCTTTATGACTAGGACGGGTGCGTGAATCATTAATAGCATCGTACATTAAATAGCCATGCGTAGCTTGATTAGCTAGTGCCTGTTGCCAATGCCCGTGGTTATACGCCTGTTGGATATTTGTACGAAAAATGTTATCCAGTCGGTGTCTTGGTAAACCCAAGGCTTTAACATCAACATTTTTTTGCCAGCTTGCAAAAGTACCGCCATTTTTTAGATGATTGGTTAATGAATCTAATACCGCTTGCAATTGGTCAACTTCGGCAATATTGGCAATTGAAAACGCTAACTGTCGGTGAATGCCTTGCAGTTTGCCATAATACACCTCAGGCAACACCACGCCACGGTTTGCCATTTGTTGTATGGCTTCATCAAATGGTAGATTAAAGTTAATATTAATAGCAGTCATATAGGAACGAGTTTTCTACTGTGCATTGGCAAAGCCCAACAAATCAGCGGCAAAGGTAGCGCGTTCTAACACGGTTCTAAATTCAGTGGTATCCGACTCACCAAACAACACCGCTAATCTATCCGCTAAGTCTTCAAAACTTTTTGCTGATTTAATAGCGTTTTCAATGTCGGTTTCACTGACAGGTGAACCTAAGGTAGCCAGTACCTCATCGGCTAGGTTTTCAATAATCTGTTGGTCAGCGGTAAAAACAGGCACGGCTTTATTAGCCACCGCTTCGGTTATCTTGGTGGGTTGCTGTCCAGTCGTCTGGACAGCTTTACTGGAGTCCAAGCCTTGGCTTAGCTGTTCAGTAATCGCCGCTAGTTCCTTTTCGGCATCAAACTTTACGCCCAACTGCCCCGCTATCGATTCAATCACCTGTATGCCCGTCTTAATCGACAGCAACTTAGCTGTCACTGCCAAACTCACCGCTTGGGTGACTTGCTGTAACGCCGCTGCATAACGGGTGGTATCTTTAGCAATCATCTCTGGAAACTGTACCGCAAAACCATAAACCGCTTCGCTTAAATCAGGCTCTTTGCCGTTATGTGCCAGCTCATATTGCCGTATCACATAGCGTGCCATTTCCGATAGCATATAGCCGATAAATGCCTGTCTTAACGACATCATCTTAAACGTAGGATCGCCCATACTTTCGCCTGTGGAGCGATTGACATCACCACCGCCACCAAACCAATGTTCGGGAATGGTTGCTCCACCTAATACATGATTACGAAACAACTTCGCGCTAGTTTCTGAATCGCTGGATTCAAGACTAGGGCTTTCGGCTTTCCATGTTTCCGCGTCATTATGCACCCGCACAGAACCGGGTTTAGGGGCGCGTATCGATTTGGCTTTTTGTTTAACTTCTTCTTCATTCGCACCTATTAGCGTCACATCCCACATAAAGGCGCGTAAAAACTGTACCCTGTCCAACTCACCAAATAGAAACTGATCGTAAGAATCCAACCAGTCAATTTGACTGAGTAAATCCGACCGCCCCCGCCGTCCACTGGCAAGGTCGTTAATCTTGAAATAGAAACAATCGCCATCGGTAAAGCTATCCCGAATAGCGATAGTACGTTGGGTAAACATCTCCTCTTCAATGCCATTAACAATAACTTTAAAACGCTTAGCCACACCTTTTTTAGTGATATTGGTAATGATACCTATCGGTTGTTCAGCATTGTCAGGGTCTACCACCACGGTCGCAATCAAGCACGGATCAAGATAACCCAAGCGCACCGCACCGCTGTACTCATTAACAAAAGTGGGATAACACTGTTCACCATACATCGACAACTCACGGACTTTTTTAACCAGCTTAATGTCCATATTATTAACAGGATGTTGCCAAAAATCCGTTAATAGTTTCTGAATAATCTCATCATTGGCTTTAAGTTTAACGCCATCGGCTAAAATATAGGCTATTGGCAATTCAATCAGGCGATTAGCCAGTGTGTTCGATTCCCACAGATACGCCGACAAATTTTGCATACGGCGTTGGTTCATCGGTAGCAAATCACGCAATGCGTCACCGCTCAACGGGCGGAAATCTGCATCATCTGCATCAACAGTTTGCCCAACTGCTTCACGCATCGGCTGTGGTAAGGGGTCGTTTTTAATAGCTTCTATAAACCAATTCAGTAGATTTTTCATAACTAAATACTTAACAATTAATAAAATCAATAGAAATGTCTTAAACTATTGATGCGTATATTTTTCTTGATTTAGCGCGTTGTTCACTGCCGCACAGGTAGCTTATAAAGACCTGAGAGGTTTTAAAAACCTCGCAGGTCTACTTAAGTGTGTAGGTCGGGTTAGGCTTGCCGTAACCCGACATTAATCTACGGTCATTGTTGGGTTACGCTACGCTAACCCAACCTACGCAACTAAAAATCTGTAGGGTACGCTGTGCGTACCAAAAAAAATGACGGTATTTATCGTTCCAACGCTCCAGCGTTTTCTCGTTCCCACGCAGCGCGTGGGAACTAGATAAGGATGTGAATGTTCACACTGTATTTAAAACTGACGGCGATGACGCATACTTTCAGGAAGATAAGTATCAAGCTCATCCTCAACCGTTTCACCTGCTGCTGACACAGACCCATTCCCAGCCGCATGAGTTGCTAACGCCCCAGCCCAAAATCTATCGGCATGACCGTCTGTCGTCCGTTCAGCCATAAAGCGAATATTACCTGCGGCGGTGGTAGTTTTCTTTATGGCCCTTAAATCAGCGCGTACTTTAGGATTAAACGGAATGCGGATTTTCTTATCTTCAAACTTGCCCCGAAACGCATACGCCATGATTTCTTTAACGCTGTTGGTAAAGGTCACACACTCCACGCGATACTTGCCGAACTTATCTTGAGCATCATCACCCCAACCTATGCCTAAGCCTGTATAGTCCAGACACACGCGCTGCATATACGGAATTAAAGGATAAAACACCTTTTCCTGATCGCTTTTTTTCATATTTTGTAGCTCAATAATCATGCGGGTATACAAGACATCGCCTAGTTTTTCGAGTATCCAAATCACTGTTAAATCACTTTTTCGCCCTATATCAATGCCCATGTATAACGCGCCTGTTGCAGTCTTTAAATCGGCTAATAGGTATTGCCATTGCTCAGTTGCGCCATACTCACAACTGGCGATTAAATCATACTCAAGAAACGCGCTATCATCGTCAGCAGGATTGCACATATATTCCTGTTCAAACGATTCGGAGTCCGCGCACCCCGCACGAATAAGATCAAAATAAGCCGCTTCATCCATTGCCTGGCATTCGTCATCATCGGGGAGTGCCTGTTGTAGTTTGTATAAAAAGCCTTGCTCTAAAGCGTCTTGTAGTGTGATACGGTGTAGGCTTATTTTCTTTGGATTGCCGTTTTCTCTTATTTCTCGCACTAACTGATTAAAGAAGTTTTGGCTACCACGGTGGGTACTAATCACTTCTAACTGACCGCCCCACGTTATCCCTGGATAAGCAATTGACCATAATTTTCTCGGGTCTGGATGCAAGGCGAACTCGTCTAAAATACGCCCACCGCGTTTACCCGCTTGGGCATCGGCATTAGAGGTCAATGCATGAATACGTTTACCGCTGGAAAATTCCAGCGTAAACGCTGTTGATTGGGTCTTTTTATCGACAACAATCTCGCCTAAATCCTGTGCAGCAATCCCTAAAACCTTTGACCACATTTTGCAATCCTCGATAAATAACCGCGCCTGCATATCATCACGACTAGAGACCCATTGATCGATTTTTTTTCCTTGTTTTGCCGCACGTTCATCTGTTGCATAAGCAGTAGACCAACTGATACCAATCTGCCGCGCTTTTTCCATTAGCTTTAAACGTGAGGTATCGGCAATCCATTTCTCTTGGTCTCTTAAAAACAGCCCTTTTGGATTAACGGGAATTATTTTTGCATTGCCCATAAAATTAACCTACTGCCGCATAGGCAGCTTTTATCTGGAGTTAAAAACTCATGAGTTTTGATTATAGATTATTGACTAAAACCTAAGACTTCAACTCGAATTTTATTAATCGCCTCATCACTCACCCCCGCCAACTTAGCCGATTTAGTCATGGATTCCACCGCTTTTAACGCCGCTGCCTTTTCGATTTCACGCTTGCGTTCTTCGTTAATGGTTGCTGAGCGTTCAAGCTTTTCATGACTGGTTGCCAGTGAGTTCACCATGCCTGTCACTTCTTTTAAGTCTTTTAAATCCAGCTCGCTGTCGGTCATGATGCGCTTTAGCACAGGCAACACCTTAAACAGCATGACCCGCAAGGTTTCAGCCGTCGCTTGTCCGACATTACTTTGATTATCAATATTTAGTTCTTTAATCATCACCGCCGCTAAGCGGTCGGTCTCGACAATTTCAGCAGTCATTTCTTCAAAAGTAATAGCGTAGCGATTCACCGCTGATTTACTGACTTTAATGTCTTTACCTTGTTCGGCTAACAAGGCATTAATTTGATGAGTGACTTCTAATTGCGTAACCCGTGGATCAAGCAACAATGCCTGTAATTTTGCTAGAATGTCATCGGGTAATAACACAATGCTGGATAGTTTAGCCATGATTAACTCGCAGGTTTAGGGCGGGCAATCCCCGGCACAGATGAGATACCCTCCGCCACATCCACGCCCTCACATCTTAATAACGCGATGGTTAAATCGCCTAGTTTTTGCGTAGACAATAGACTTTGTTGTTCTAGCCATGCCAGATCACCGCGTACCACCGATAACGACACCCCTATACCAATGCGCTTTAGCAGGTCATACAATAGCGCGTCACTCATGCGATAATCGCCTGAGGTTTTCAGGCATTTCAACACATATAAGCGTCTATTTTCAGTTATTAGGTCATCGCTCATCGTTCACCTTTATTTTTTATTGTTAGCATCAATTAGCTTTATTACTATATCGACAACTTGTTTTTGAGTATCTGCCATTTGATTAAACCGATGACCAATCTGATCAGTCTGTTGCTTAATCTGTCCTGATAAATCACCCAATAGCAAGTTGGTTTGGCTTTGGCTTTTATCCATGCTATCGATACGCTCATGAATACGGACAATATCTTCATGACTAGGCACTTTGGCAATATCACGTTCCAATAAACTCACCCGATCACTAACGCTATTAATTGTTTTTTCCAGATTCTCTTCAATTCTATCTATTGATGAAATCGTGGCTTTTTCTTTATTTTCGCGTGCTGTGGCTAGCCATAAAATGACCGTAATAAATACACTCACTAATGGGATAATAATTTTAAAAAGCTCATAATCCATAAAAGCCTCCATGGTTTTAGGTTTGTGGGTTTGTGGGTTGCAGTTTAAAACGACAGGCAAAAAAAAACCCATAGGATATAAATCCTATGGGTTTTAATCTGGAGTCGAAACTCATACGTTTTGACTCCTACGTTAATTCAAAAATATCCAGATTGCTGTAATACACTTCGCGTGATTTTTGCTTAATGCGCCGCACATTGCGTTCTGTCGTATTAAATTTGCGAGCCACAACGGCATTACTAAATCCTGCTTTAACATCCGCCATGATTAACAGCTTTTTTTGTTGGCTGATGATATTAGCACATAAATCAATCTCTAACGGTGTTCCGCCATAATAGGCACATAATTTTTCTAACGACCCCAGAGTAATCACCGCTGTCAGTTTATGGTTCGGCTTGGCTTTTTTAGGAATGTTTAAATGCGTACCCCCGTAATGATGTACCAATGCCATTGCCGCTTCAAAACCCACTACCTGTATCAGTTCAGCGGTGCGCTTTGGTAATAACGCATAAATATCATCCGTAGCGGAATCAAAACTCATGAGTTTTGACTCCTTCCACTGCCTTAACCAACGCAGTAATCACCCCGCGTAGTTCAAACGGTGTGCAAAATGTCAGGTTCGCTTTTTTGTACATCCGTTTTGCAATCGCATGAGCATAAGACCACGGCTTTTTCTGTACTGTCAGCAAGGCTTCAATCTTTTGTAACTGCCCATTCTGTGCGGTGTTGTGCGGCTTGCCTTCGTGCAGCGTTTTACCTAACTGTGACTGCAAGTAAGCAATCACAGTTAGCCGTTGCGCTCTATTCAGTTTTGCCGAAGAATCCAGCCCAGTTTGATTAACTAACATGACTCGATAAGTTTCATCATCCAGCGTTAAATTCTTTTTCAACACATGAATCTTAGCGAGTTCTTTGTTTCTGTACGGATCGGGATTACCGTTAATCACTTTCTTGATTGCCATTATATTTTTACATTAAAAAGTAGTAATAAAATCAATAAGTTGCTTAAGCGATTTTTTCATTGAAAAAAAACAGGAAAAATAGCTTAAACTATTGATGCGTTTAATCTTTTTCGATTAAGCGTCGCGTTCACTGCCGCACAGGCAGCTTA